ATTCGGAAGAGGCGGGCGAGCCCGTCTTTGATATAGCTAAGGCTGTGAAAGTCGAAAGGGTATACCAGGAAATAACACAAATAAATAACACGGAGGGAATCATGGAAGAAGAACTGAGAAAAGTTCTTGGACTCGATGAAAAGGCAGATGTTATCGGGGCTGTAACCGCCCTGAAAGCAAAAGCCGATTCAGCCGAAGTCAAACTCACGGAAGGTGAGCAGTTGAAAGAACAGGTTACCAATCTTACCGAGACCATAGCTCTCAAAGAGAGGGATGAACGGGTAAGCAAGGCTATCGGTGCAGGGAAAATCTTACCGGCGCAGAAAGAATGGGCAGATGGTTATGCCTATAAAGACCCACAGGGATTCGATGCTTTTATCGAATCTGCCCCTACGACTGTAGAGCTTGGGGAGAAAGGGGTTCAGGGTAATGAGCCTGAAGAGGTTCAATTAACAGAAATGGAAAAGAAGGTTGCAGAACAAATGGGAATCAGTACAGAAGTACTTATTAACGCCAAGAAGGAGGTCAGATAATGGCACTTTCAGCTAACGCAGAAATCCCCCGTATGACAGGGGAATTAAAAAGCTATCTGGTATCGGATAACGTCCATATCTATAAGGGCGCTATCGTTTGTGTAGAGCCGACTTATGGCTACGCTTCGCCGGCGGCTGACACAGCTAGTTATCGTGTTGTTGGTATAGCAGCCGAGGAATGCGATAACACATTAACCGGGCATACCGCAGGTGGTAAGAGTGTTCGAGTTTGGCATAAGGGTGAATTCTTATTGACTGCTACGTCAATCACGCAGGTTATGACCGGACAGATGATGTATGTTGTTGACGATGCGACTGTTGATGACGCTACGGTAACAAACTATGTACCGGTTGGCATATTGGTTGAGTATGTCAGTACCACATCAGGCTGGGTAAGACTTGATACCCCTTACGGCGAAACTCCGTTAACTATCAGTATTCCGGTGCTCGAAAATAGAGGCGGAGATGCTGACTGGGTGAATGCTGCAGGCGGCATCGGACTTGCTACTAATAAAACTGCCAAAACCGCTTACTTACCCATTGTAGGGTTACAGGTCGGGGATGTTATCTCTGCCTACACCGTCAATGCCGGTATCGGTGCAACTACGGGAAAAGCCACAACGTTGGATGCTAATCTCTATAGCTCGGTGAGCAAAGCGGGCGGGTCAACACAGACCGACCTCGGCGCTATCACTCAAGTATCGAAAGAAGCGGACGCATTAGTAGCTGCAAGCAAAACACTTGCCGCAGCTTCGACAGTAGCCAAAAACACCAATTATTACGTCAAAGTTACAGGCACTACCACTGATGACGCAGCCTGCGATATTGTCGTAACCGGAATCGATTTATCAATCACAAGGAAGAGGGGGTAAATATAAATGTTAGTTAATGCAGATGTACTCGAAGGCATTCGCACCTCAGCACGGGCTGTATTCATCCAGGGGCTGGGTGATTTACGCCCCCAGATGAGCGACTGGGAAAAAATCGCTACTACTTTTCAATCGGATACTGAAAGGGAATCGTATAACTGGCTTGGCGCTGCGCCCCCGATGAATGAGTGGACAGACAAACGCAAACTCAATGGATTGCGTGCATTTGATTACACCCTGGTCAATAAGGACTGGGAGGCTACCCTTGAAATCAGCCGCAACGCTATAGAGGATAACAAACTCGGGCACATCCCCGTTAGGGTAAGGGGTTTAACTCGCTCTTACCTGAAATTCTTGAACAAGATGGTGTTTTCGCAGCTAGATGACGGTAATACTTTAACCGCTTATGATGGCACGGCTTTCTTTTATGATACCCGTACTATCGGAGGCTCCGGCACTATCGATAATTTACTCTCAGGGGCTTATTCGGATAGCTCGGCTGAAATCAGAAGCGCTATCTCTGCCGCAGTGGTACAGATGGCTGCTTTTAAAGATGACTGGGGCGAGGCTATGAACCTTATGCCAGACACCATCGTTTGCAGCCCTACTATGTACGTTTCTATCAGGGAAGCCTTGAAAGCAGATGTAGCGGGAAATCAGAGGACTGAGGCGGAGTTTATTAAGAATATCATCGCTTCGCCTTATATTGATGCTGATGTTAAGGACTGGTATGTACTGTGTACAACCGAAGAGGTTAAACCTTTAATATTCCAGAATAGAAAGAACCCCGACTTTGTACAGGTTGACAATCCGTCTGATAGCCACGTATTCCTGAACAAAACTTTCTTATATGGTGTCGATGCTCGCTGTGCCTTTGGCTATGGCGACCCTCGCACCGCTATTAAGATTGTGGACAGCTAATTTATAGGCTGCGATACCGAGGGGGAGGGAAACTTCCCCTTCGGGACGGAACCTATAAAGGAGTGCAGATGAACATATTAAGTCCGGGAGAGGCAAGACTATACAGTAAATATTACGGCAAGGATTTTATTGATGATGATAAATACTGGGATGATGTTCTTATTTACCTAAAAGATGTCGATGTCCCGATGCCGATGAAGTACAACCCGAACACAGTCAGGTTGGTACACGATATGCTCGAATGCCCGCCCGGTAATTGTGGAGGGTGTTGTAATTATCAGGAAGTCCCCTTAAACCGTAACGATATTAACAGACTTATCTCCGCCGATATGAAATTGCCTGAAATACATACCAAACCGGACGGCAGTCAATATTTTTCCTGCTTAAACGGCTGCCCTTTTCTTGTAGATAATACCTGCTCTATTTACAAATACCGACCGGATGCATGCTGGTTATTTCCGGTCCAGCATTCAAATGATAATGACCTGTTATATATACGGGTAAGGTGCAAGGCAAGCGTAAATGTAATCAGAAAAATAATTACCTCGGCGGTTAAGGAAAATAACTTTCTATTATTGCCGAATTTATTATGTTTAGAAAAGGAGGTATAGGGTGAAAATATATGTAACCATTAACGGGACACTAGACATTGAACCGGACGACTTCAAACGAGCCAAAGCAATGTCTCCTGAAGATTTACTGCGGGTTATGATTCTGAATAACACTAAAATCACAACCAAAGTAACCGAAATGTACCAGAAAAAAGAAGGCTAATTATGGCATATTGCACTATTGAAGATGTACAAATATTCGCTGCCAAGTTCCCTCTTTCCGCTTCTACCACACCGACTTCAACGCAAGTGGAAACTTTGATTGACTTAACGGCTGCGCAGATAGATAGCGTCTTATTATCCAAAGGCTACACTGTACCGGTAACCACTCCGACCGAGTTCGTTAATTCGCTTAGGTTACTCAACGCTCAAGGTGCGGAGGCTATGGCTTTAATGGCACAGTTCCCGGGAGGTGCAAGTAAAGACTCTACGCCTCAATATCAGTCTATTCTTGATTTATATAATGCCGGATTAGAAGCCTTAAGAAACGGCGAAATGCCGATAGCTCTGGGAAAATCAGGAACAGTCGGGATGGGTAGTTTATATACATCTCCGAGTATTAATAAGGGTGATTATCCAGCCCCGATATTCTCTATAAATTCAAGCGGCAGGGAATTTTAGGATGGAAATCAATTTTGAAGTAGCGGGGGATGAACAATTAAAACGCTCATTTTCACGCTTTGGCGAACAGGCTAAAGACCTTTCGGAGCCGTTTCGGGAGATTGTTAAGGATTTTTATAAGATAGAACGCAAGCAATTCGAGTCCGAGGGCAGCTATGGTTCGGGTGGTTGGCAGCCTCTTTCACCAAGGTATGCGGAGTGGAAAGCCAAGAAACACCCCGGCAGACCGATTATGGTAGTCAGTGGACTGTTAAAAGAGTCCTTACTCGGAAATAACGATTACAACGTTGAGAACATCACCCCCAAAAGCATGGAGGTTGGAACTGTTGTCAACTTTGCGATTTACCACCAAAAGGGTACTTCTAAAATGCCAGCCCGCCCTCTTATACAATTGACCGATGAAGATAAAAAACGCTGGGTTAAATACATTCAAAAATACCTTGTTAAGCAGGCACGGGCTGAATTTAGAGGTATTTGTCAGGTACAGTCAGAGGGATTTTCTCATATTAAACATATTTAAGGAAAAATTATGGCTTTTTTATTGATAGAAAAGGTTATCGATGATTTTAAGGATTATCTCAATGCGAATATGCCAGCCAAACTGGACGCTCTGGAGGTTGAATATGCAGATAGTATAACTTTGGACAATATCAAAACTTATTATATATCCGAAGAAAAATCAATCCCCGAATACCCATCAATATTCATTCTTGGCGATAACGTAATGCCAACGCAGCAGGGCTCCAGTTGGATTAATGGGCAATTCAATTTCACAATCGCATGTATCACGATAGACCAGAATTCCCAAACATTGAGACGCAAGCTCTATCGGTATATGCGGGCAATAGCGGAGCTGGTAAAAACCTACCAGCCTGCAAACAAAGTGGACATCGGAGACATCGAATACTCTCCGATATATGGCAACGATGATGCATTTTTATCGGATGCCAGAATAACAATTACGGTAACAAAAACAGAAAATTTATAGGAGGGAAACATTATGCCTAATGAAGCAAAAAGTGCTTTCGGGACATCTTTATCTTGGGGAGGTAATGTAATCGCAGGTATAGAAACTATCACCTACTCGGGTATAACTATGAGTATGGCTACGGTACACCCTCATGACGCTGCATCAAGGTTTGCAGAGGTCGTGGCTACTGTAGGAGATAGCGGCGAAATAGGAATATCCGGAGTTCTGTACTTGACAGACACAGACGGGCAAATAGCAGCAATTGCAGACGCTAAAGCCGGCACAAAAAGAGAGGCTATAATTACTGGACCGGATGACGCTCCCTTTACTTGGACTATGGATGCCATTTTTACCAACTTTACCCCTGATTTCGACAGGCAGGGGGTGCTTACTTATAGTGCCACTTTGAAAGTATCCGGGGAGCCGGTATTTGCCTACACGTTATCAGGTAACCTGACCACACTGTCAGGTATTGAGCAGGAGGCAGAGGGAGCGCTGACGTTTACCCCGACCTTTGCAGCCGGTACTTATGAGTACAATGTGGCAATTAACGCCGCTTCTACCTGGATAAAACTCACACCGACACTGCTCGGCGCTACGATTACCATAAGCA